AGAAAAAAACCTGCGGTAGGACTTAGTGTTGTTACTAAGGAAACAACAAAAAGACTAGAAGGAAATCTTCCGCGTTTCCAAAGAAAAGAAGCAAGGGAAGGACTTACTGCTCAAGAAGCAAAGTCAGCCGGAAAAGATCCTTACAAGTCAACGCAAGACGACCCGACAACTCGTCAGGGTCTAGTTGCATTGAACCGTTTGAATCCTGCGGCCTACAAAAAGATAGAAGATCAGGTACTAAAGGACGCAAACAAGTTCACTAAGAAGTTTCCTGTTGGAAAAGAACTGACACCAGAAGCTGCCGCAGAACTTAAAAAGGTTCTTAGAAGAAAGTTTTACAAAGGCAACGACGGTAAACGACAACTTCTTTATGAAAGAGTCATGACTGCTCAGGGTGAAACTGCTCCGATAGAAAGGTCAGTTCCTCAAGCTAAAGCACGATCAATGTCTGCTGAAGCTAAAAGAACTTCTTCACAAGAAGCTTCTTTTAGAAAGTATGACCGTTCTGGCGACTACGTAGAAATGACAGGATCGGGTCAAAGAAGACAATTCGGAGAAGAAGAAGGTTTTGGTTCTCTTCGTGCACCTTCCCAAGTATTTCCTTTTGCTGGGGAGGGGCTAGGTCCTGCTCTTAACTACATAAGTAAAAACCATCCCGAGAAATCAGATCTTGTTATTCAGATTCTTCAAGGCCCTAGCTTCGAGGCTGTTACAAAAAAGACAGCGCAAGAAGCACTTGCAGGTGGTCTCAACAACCCGTTGTTTCAAATAAAAGTCGCTGCTTCCAAAGGAAGTAAAAATAGAGTTGCAAGCAAGTTTAATAAACTTGTAGAAGTCCTTGGTAAGAAGGAAGCAAACAAGATTAGAGAACTTGCACCCGGATTTATCCCAAGTAACAGGATTTAATATGCCTCCTAAGCCAAAGAGACTTTCAAAGCACAAGAGTGAAGTAAAGAAGCTTGAGTCTGGTGATGAAACAATCAAGTCATTCTTCTCACTAGACGGCGCAGCACTTGCACTTAAGTCCAACGACTGGCAGATCCAAGAAGAAATTACGCAACTTGTAAGACATTCTAGGGATGCTGACCCCAAAGTCTCATTGCGTGCAATGCAACAACTTCGTAGTATCCTTAAAGATATTGCCACGGTCAATGGATTGATTGGCGAACAGTCAACTCAAGTTACCGCAGAAGAAGAAGGTCGTAAGGTAGTCATGACTGGCGTAACCAAACGACTTGTATCTAATATGAAGGAAGAATTACCTGATGTACTCCACAACAAAGAAAAGCCCTACTTCGCAGCCAAGTACTTCCCCAAGCGAGAAGACAAACCTACCGAAGGTAATTGAAGGCGCATTCGCTCACCTAAATAATATGGATGAGATGTCGTTTGCTAGAGCAGGCGGACCTTCATTGCAGAGCCTTGGCATTGTGTCCCCCGGAGATGCATTCGGAGATGCAATGAGACTGGGTGGTCTTATCAAGAAAGAAATCTTTGCCAACAAAGATATGTACATTAACCTTGCTGTAGGTTTGGAGAAGAAGTCAGTTGCTCACATTGATTTTCATCTTCTTGCTTCTGCGATGTGTTCTGTTGCTGCATATCAGGTCGTTGTCAAAGAGGGCTTTGAGTGAACGTATTTCCAATTCCAACAAAGGCAGAAGGTAATCCTCTTTACCCGCTGCCTCCTGATTACGTCGAACTGACCCCTGAAGGTCAGCGTCTTGCTCGCGTCAATGCATCAAGACAATGGCTGGTTAGGCACACAGATCCTCAAATGAAAGCAACTGCATTCGCTGCATCGTTGCATTTCTTTGACAGTTACTATCTGTATCCCGATGAAGAAGCGGACTTCAATCCGTTGTTCTACGACGAAGATCCTTTGGATGCACCGGCGGGACACTTTGCAATTTACAGGTTGTGGGCGTTGTCTAACCGAAGCATTACCGTTGCGCCTCGTGGTTTTGCTAAAAGCAACTGCATCCGAAAAGCAATCCTTCTCCAGATGATTACGAGACCGGGATATTCTTTTATCTACGCAACTTCGTCTCACGACAACGCAGCCCAGACAGGCCAGATTCTCAAGTCACAATTCATTGACAACAAGAGGATTTTTGATGACTTTGCGCCTGACTTCCCTGACAATAGGATCGTACCTCGTCGGGGGGAGAAATCCTTCGGCATTGAATTGATGTACCTCAACAATGGATCTTGGTTGAGGTCTCTTTCTTCTGAGTCTCGTCAGCGTGGTGGCCGTCCTAGGTGCTACCTTCTCGACGACCCTGAATACGATGGTAAGGCTGGAACCTCACTATCTCTTCTGCGTTCCTACATGGAACAGTTGTTGTTCAAGGTTGTCATGCCCATGGTCACTAGGAGAGATACTAGTGTTAGATGGTTGGCTACATTCGTTTCTCGTCGTCATTATGCGTGGCACGCTATGGACGTGGAGGAAACACCAGACGGTATTCGTTCTCGTGATCCTCGTTTCGATGAGTGGTCTCGTCTTGTTCTTAAAGCAGAATACCAAGACAATGATGGAGTGCCTCACTCTTGTTGGCCTGCTATGTGGCCTCTTACTGATGCCGACAAATCAAAAGACCCAAGACTCAAGGACTCTGTATCCCTCGAACAAATCAAAAGGATGATTGGGTCTGCCAACTACCGGGCGGAATACATGGCCGACCCCGGTGCAGCCGAGGATCAGCACTTTGGTCAGCTAGAAGAAGTTAAGCACGGATGGTGGATTGACGAAGCTGACGGGCTAATGCCCAAAAAGAGTGCCGCCATTATCAACTGGTACAACAAGGAGGGGGCCAAAGAGTCCATGACTCTTTCCACCTTTGTCAGGGACAAGGTAAAACTCTTTGTTACCTGCGATACCTCCTACACCAACACCAAGGATTCTGACTACAAGGTAGCTACCCTAATGGGGTATGAACCTAAAGATGCAGTCCTGTTTGTTTTGGATAGCTGGGCAGGTCAAACAAAGGAATCAGTACTGATTGCTAAGGCATTCCAGATGGCTGAGAAGTGGGGATGTCGATCTATCCACCCGGAGGTTGTTAGACAGTCGTTTTCACTGTACGCCACGATGCAATCCATTGTGCAGCAAAGGGCTGTAGAAATGGCTGGCGTTCAGGAGCTACCCAAAATCGTACCTTTGAAGGTGGGCCACATGGACAAAACAGCCAAGATCAACGCTCTTGGTTTCCGTTTTGAACACGGTCTAATCAAGATGCCACTGAGGCGTAGGTATGATAAACCATGGAAGATGCTCTATGACCAACTTGAAGAGTTCAATCCTGATGCTCCAAATGGCGGTCTTCAGCATGATGATGTTCTTGATACTGTGGCTATGTCTATGTTCATTGTTCGGGGCCGTACAATCCACGACCCGGCAAAAGAAGAAAACGTATCGCCGCTTGAGAAGATCAAAAATGGAATTATGGTAGACCCGGATACAGGAATTAACTTTGCAGAATGCATTGACCCCCGTACAATCACCTTGGAACAAATAGATGAACTCTCCAGACACAGAACCAAAAAACTCTCAGACGAATCTAAAGTCTGACCCAAGGTATGTTACTATTCCTTTTGAGTACTACAGGACGCTAGTGTCTCATTTTTATTCTGCGATGCCCTCGTCGATTCCTGACGAGGTTGTTCCTGCTGAGGAAGTAGATCCAGATCCAACACCCACTTCAGTGGGGGGGAACTTAAACCTTGCTGGGGTCAATCTTTTTGATGAGATGCCAGAAGGCTATAGGAAGTTGACGAACAATGCCGATTGACAGCGTACAACTACCCAAAGACAAACAGTCACTTGCCCGCGTAATTGACTTGCATATTGAAAAAGAAACTTCTCGGCTTGCTTATCGCAGGTCGATGTGGCTTCTTGCTTGGTATTACTTGAATGGGTACAGACGATTTGATGTGTTCTCCCCCCAACATAATAAGATCGTACCGCACTATCTTGATCAAGACGGCAACCTTGAGTTCCAGTCCCAAGAACTGATGTCAATGATCGACCGTATCTCTGGTCGTCTTTTGTCTATGGACTTGAGACCCAAGGCTATGCGTCAAGGTTCATCACTTAGCGGTATGAAGGAACGTGCTTCAGCACAGTTGATCTCTGATGCTATCTTTAGTGATCATCAGCTTAACGAAGTTAAGTCTCAGTTTGCTCACATCTTTACGACTCTGGGGTCTTGTGGTATCTGCGGTCATATTTCTGACCATCCCACTATTGGTTTGACTGCTGACCTTGAGGTTGTGCATCCCAAAGAGTTGTTCCCTTTCCCCTCCCTAAGTACTGACTTCACTAAGGCTAGGGGTATGGTGCGCCAGAGAATGGTGCCCTTTAACTACCTTAAGGATATCTACGGTAAGAAGATTGATAAGCAAAAGGCGGAAATGGATGTCTGGGTCTGGGAACAAGGCCACGACATGGAAGTCCCTGATGAACAAGGTGTGGAACAGTCTTACAACAGAGACAGTAGTTACAAGCTTCCTTACACCAAGGCCGAACTAAACACAGAAATGGATGTAGTAAAGATCCGAGAGGTCTGGCTTGACGGCCCTCGAGGTACTTGCTCTCGATACATCGTGACTTCTGGTGGTGTTGTTCTTGAAGATCAAGACTTGTCTAATTCTGAAGTGTACTGCCCTATCGGGTTTGCTCGGTTTATGAACAACGGTTCATTCCACGGAATGGGTATGTTTGACTTGATGTTCTCTCTTGTCAGAGAACTCGAGCGGATGATGAAATCTCTCTTCAATAACATCCGAGACGTTGATAAGTATGGCGTAGTCCTTATGCCCCACGGCACAGTCAACGATAGAGCAATGCTGCGGGATGTGGGTAAGGGTCTTCGTTACATGACCTACTCAAAGGATGCATTGATGGGCGAAGACTTCAGGCCCATTGTTATCCAGCCTACTAATGCAGGGGATGCGCCCGGTAAGGTTGCGTCCTATGCCCGCGATGTCATGAAGCAGTTGTCTCCCTTGCAGGATCTGATTGCTGAAAAGGGTAGGGTTGACAGTGCTGCTGGGTTGCAGTTCCTTGATGAACAGTTGAACCAAGCTATGACCAGTCCAACCTCCGGTATCCAGAATGCATTCGGAAAGATGTACAAGTCAGCAGTGTCTTCTGCGTCTCGTCAAATCTTGAGGACTAACCCAACTCTGCCAGTAAACAAACTGACGTTGGATCTTGCAGGAGCAGTCATTGACACCGAAGCAGGCACGGTCAGCTTCAAGGATAACCCTCTTCCCAACATGGCACAGATCAACTTTGGGGTCAAAGAGATCAACCCCAAGAGCGCACTGGCACAGAAAGAAGAAGCACTCAAGCTTTATCAAGCGCAGCTTACAGACCCTAACGGCCTGAAGCTTTACGCTTTGAAGGAAGGCTTGGACTTTGCAATGTGGATGGAAGAAGAAAAGGGCGCATACGAAACTGTAGTCCGCAATATCCTGACTCTCTTCAATGATGGGGGGAACACGCAGCAGGTAATTCTTACGCCGCACACTGCAAGACCGGACCTACAACTTAGAGTCCTGTCTTCGTTTATGTCTAGTCCAACTATGGGTCTTGCTGAACCACCAGTCCAAGACGCATTCAAAACTTATAGGGAGGCATTGATTTCATTCATGGGCCAGATGCTTCCTTCTATGGTTCCTAACCCAGATGAGTTAGAAAACATGGGTATGCAACCCCAACAACCACAAGGCCCGCAACAAATGCAAGCACCTCAAGGAGCAATGTAAATGAGTGAAGAAGAACTGATCAGCGGAGAAGAAGAGAATAGCATTACTCTCGAAGACGAAATCGAGATTGATGGTCGTGTTTATACCCTCGGTGAAATTATGGAAGCCAAGCAGGGTTATGACACTTTGAATCAAGAAGTAGAAGGTTTGCGTGAATTCAAAACCCACACAAACGCACTGATGTCAAATAATCTAGACAGCGATGACCGTCTTAAGGCTGCTCGAGTTGTTCTTTCTGAGTCAGGCTATACGCCAGAACAGATTGAAAACTATGTTGCTGAATATGAGCAAGCCATGAATGGTGAAGAAGACGATTACGATTACGATGAAGAAGAAGACACAGAATCCTACGAAGAAGAAAGCCCTGAAATTATGTCACAGAATGATCCCCGCATTGATGAAGCCCGCCGGATGGCGGAAGAGTCCAGCAACCAATTGAAGCAGTACCGAATGGAAATGCTTCAAAAGGAAATGCAGCGAGGTATCAACTCTGCTATTGACAACAATAGAGACCTCGGTGTAATCTTGGGTCGTCTTAATGATGATGATAATCAAGAGGCATTTAATAATGCCAAGGGTCGCTTGGAGCAACAAATCCACGATCAGACACTGAAGATGCTTCAGGAACGACGTTCCAGAGAAGGCAACTTCAGCGAGTCTTGGGTCGAGGAAACTGCAAAGCAAGCGGCAGATGAAGTTGTTGGAACATACCGGACGGTAATCGGTGACATCGACTCTATTGGTCGTGCACCGGAAACAGTTTCTGGAGAGACTCAGCTTTCATCAACGCCTCCTGTTCCAGAGCCAACCTACAAGGAAGGTATGAACAGGGGTGATGTTGATTCCGCAGTCACTAATTGGACTACGGATGCTCTCTCACGACTGGCAGAAGAGTCCTCTGCTGGTGAAGAAACTAAAGCCTAACGGAGTAAATTACAATGGGCGCAACAAGTGGTTCACTCTTCGATCTGCATTCAAACCGCATCGAAGAAGTGATTAATAAGAATATTGAAACGTTCCTTCCGGCAATGGATCCGGTTTGGCGCGATACTGTGGTCAGTTCGCAGGGCGTTGGTCCTGCTTCTGCTATCGGTCGAGACATGTCGATCATCAAGGTCTACATGGGTTCGATGGCTGGTGTTCTCCAGATGAGTACTCCCGGTGCAAACGGGAACGAGTTTGGTCTGTTCGGTGATGATACTGACACGCTTGGCAACAAGATGTATCAGCAGAATCTTGCTCAGACCTTTCCCGATGCAACGCTTGGCCCCAACGCCAAGCCGTATCGTCTGAAGATTCCTATGCGTGCAATGACTTCTAACCTGATGATGACCCTCGGGGAACTTCAGGCGGAGGCTACGCCAGCTTTCATCGGTAGCGTTATTGCACCGAAGCTTGAAGGCTTTGCTCGTCTTATCTCTCACACGATCTGCAACTCGTGGTACGTCTCAGGTAACGATACCTACCAGCTTGGTACTGTCGCTTCCGAGGTTACTGCTGCTGCAACTTCGTATGAGTTTACTGTTACTGAAAAGAGTGTTGATCGCTTTGCGGTTGGTCAGCGTGTGGATGTTTACGACGGTACCGCTGGTAACGTTCGTACTCACCTTGACGGTAGTACCGGAGACTCTTCAACCCTGCCCGTGTTCGTCGGTGCAGTTGATGAAGTTAAAGGCACTGTTACTCTTGTCGCTAACTTCACAAACGCTGATCTTACTGCTATTGATGTTGGTGACATCATCAAGATTCACGGTCAGACTGAAGAAGGTGGAGCTAGTTACGGCATTGCGGGTCTTAACTCGTGGCTCAAGTGGGACAGCACCAGCAACGCTACCAAGCGTCTTCTTGGTGCAGAAGCTGATGGCACCGATCACATTGATGTGACCGTCCATCCTGAGTTCCGTTCGTTCCGTAAGGGTTCCGTTGGTGCCCTGACTGAGCACAAGCTTCGTCAGTACCTCCACGGATTCCATCGCGCCAAGGACAAGTACGGTCAGTACATTGACTGTCTTGTTGCTTCGGATGGTGTGTGGATGAACTACGAATCCCAGAAGATCGGTCAGTACATGATCGACCGAACGGGACGACCTTCCTCAATGAACTCACAGGGTTCGCAGGAAGGGTTCACCTTTGCATGTGATGGACGTAGCTACAAGGGCTACACCTCCCAGTTCGTCGAGAAGGAAACCGTTTACGGTATCCGTAAGGGCGGAAACAACTGGAAGCGTTATGTTCCCCCGTCACAGGCTGGCGTGCAGAAGTTTGACAAGGCGGAATCTTTCATTCCGTTCGAGTTCACTGCTCCCGCACTTGGCTACTCAGGCATTAAGGCTCCAATCACCAACACTGGTGGTGCTCGTGGTCTGATTACTGAAGGCGTTCAGATGCCCGGACAGCTTCGTATGCAGTTGGTCCCCGACCAGCCCGCAGGCATGAAGCTCGAAGGTGTCACCGAAGATCGCATCTACGGCGACAACACTTAATTTGTTCATCTCCTTTGAGGGGGGTTGGGGTTCTTCGGGACCCCAGCCCCTACCCACGATATAGAAGGACTCCATGTCAACCAGCACAAAAACAACCTCATATCGTTGGATCGTTAATCAGGGTCAAGATGAAAGTCTTGCTATTACCTTGACTAACAATGCAGGCACTAAGCCTGACCTTTCAAGCAGTGTTACTGCTGAAATGAATCTAAAGACTTCTTACTCAGCATCAGCTTCTGTCAAAGTCTACAGCTACACGATTGCAGCAGCAGGCTCAGTTAGTTTTGCAAGCCGTCCCACTGAAAACGAAACAATTACTTTGGTGTCTACAGACGGAACCTCAAAAACATTTGTCGCAAAAGACGCAGGATCTACGGGATCACTCGACGGGTCCAATGTGATCTTTGACACAGGCACAGACCAGACAGGTACCGCAGCTAGTTTTGCTACTGCCGTCAACCACTCAAACGGCCACGCTTCTACCATCACTGCTGTAGCCAGCGGTACGGGCGTTACCCTTACGCAAGACGCTAACGGAAAAAACGGTAACACTACGATTGCCGTAGTTCAGGCAGGATCTGCCATTGCCCCCGTGAACTTTAGTGGGGGGTATGACGCTGAGATTACACTGGCAGCAGAGGGACTCTGCACAGTAAATCTTACAAGCGACAACACAGCAGCACTTAGTGCTCCTTCAAGCTTTCTTTACGACGTAGAACTTACTGGGTTTCCTTCAACAGGAAAAAAGTATAGGCTCCTTGAAGGAACCATACTTACACGACCAGAGGTTACATCGTGAGCAACGTAGATATTTCTGTTACTCAACCGGCTGACAACTCAGTGTCAGTCACTCAACCGGCTGACCCTACTATCTCAGTCACATCTTCAGTTTAAGGAATACAAATGTACAGTTCAAAGCGCGGACCCAAAGGACCTAAAGGACCAAGTGAAGTTCCTAACAACCCTCTTCCTCCCGGCCAAAGCAACGCGCTTCAGCGTGGGGTTAAAGGAAAGAAGAAGAGATTTAAGGTTCCTTCTAAGATGAACAAGCAAAAAGGATATTAATGGCTAAGAAGAGGCTTAAAGCTAAGAAGGATGCTTGCTATAGCAAGGTCAAATCCCGATATAAGGTTTGGCCTTCTGCCTACGCATCCGGTGCTCTTGTCAAATGTCGCAAGGTTGGTGCTAAAAACTGGGGCAATAAAGGTAAGTAATGGCTACCAAGTTCAAGCTTGAAAAGTCAAAGGGTTTGCACGGTTGGTTCTCTCGCAATAAAGGCAAGGGGTGGGTTAACTGTAAAACAGGTGGCCCATGCGGACGAAAGTCTGCAACCAACAGCAAACAAAGCTACCCAGCTTGCCGACCTAAAATGAGCATGTGTACCTCGGCAGCTAAAAAGAAAACTAGCTCCGAACCTATCTCTTGGAAGAAAAAGAAAAGGTACAAGGTTAAGAAGTAATGGCTGCAAAGATCGACAAGAAAAAGATGGCTTGCAACAGCCCACGGAACCAACGAACCAAGACCAAAAAGTTTGTGGTCAAGGCTTGTCAGGGTGGTCAAGAAAAGATTATTCGCTTTGGTGATGCCAACATGACCATCAAAAAGAATCGTCCCGGTCGTCGAAAGTCTTTCCGTGCTCGTCACAAATGTTCCACCGCAAAGAATAAACTGAGTGCGAGATATTGGTCTTGTAAGAAGTGGTAACTCAAAGGAGAGTCCATGTCCCCCGATATAGAGATTGTATTTGACCCGATTGAGGAGATGCTCTTCAATCACCTGCACATGAATGAGAACCACGAAGTCCTACCTGACGGTGAGTGGATTAAATCTGTCAGAAGGCGGGTAGGTAGAGACACCTTGTTCATGTACTACCACCACAAGACAAACAAGTTTGTTCTGGCTGACTGGTGCTTTCCCCCCAACAAGTACAGCTTTAGGGCTTGCATTGAGCTTGAGGTATTTGACATTCGTCCTGATGCAAATGGTTCAGACCGTCCTTCAATGGAAACTCTTGAGCTTCGATGCTGCTATGCGGACGATATGCATAAGCGTATGCGTAAGAAGTTGATGGAGGCTAGGGGACTTAAGGCTTCTTTGAAGGCAGATAGTGCAGAACAAAAGAAAGAAGCTTACAATTGGATGAAGTCCAAGGGTATGGAAGCTTCATGCAGAACCTTGGAATCTTCCAGTTTCGTTGGTGAAGCTGAAGGCGGAGAGAGGTACGCTGAAACTGTTGATGAACTTCAACGCATGGCTGGACGACGAAAGATTTACACATGATGAAGATTGCCCAACTCAAGAAACTGATCATGGCTGAACTCAAGCGTAAGAACGCTAAGAAGCCTACTCCAGAAGAGATGAAGAAGCTGATTGCTGCTTACAAGAAAAAGAACCCTATCGGTAGAATCACCGACATTAAGGGCTAACCCATGCATTCAACAAACTCATTTATCTACACAGTCATTGAGCGCATCCGAGGATACTTGGATGACCCTGATCTTGATGCCAAGTACAGTGATGACTTCTTGATTCGACATATCATTATGCCGTCAATGGTGAACGTGAACTCACGCATCAACAACAGCATGTCAAACCCTGTAGTTTCCAGACTCCGCATCTCTCTTGTAGAAGACCAACAGTACTACCAACTACCCCCAACAGTGGGGGAAATCTGGAATGTCTGTAAGTTTGAAACCGAGACAGGTAAGATCACCGAGGACTATAAGCCAAGAAATCATTACAGTCCTGACGGACCTAGCTGGAGTCTACAAGGTAGCCAGCTTTCAGTTCTTCCTTTGCCCAAGGGTTCTAAAGACATTGATGTTCTTTACACCCACAACGGCGATCTTCTTCTGCATTACGGCACAAGCACAACAGGTAACGGGGCTTTGGCTTCTGACCTTGTGACGTTTACGCTTGACTCGTCCCCCACTATTGGGGCTATTGACAAGAGACCTAATGCTTACGCGGGTGCAGTTCTTCGTGTGTTGTCTGGAAATGTAGTTGAAGAACGAATCATTGACTCAAGCTCTTCAAGCAAAGAATCTAGCGTCATTGAAGTTACTGTCCGCACTGCATTTGATTACCACACTCCGGGCGAGGACATCACTTACGAGATTGCTCCTTCTGGTTTCCAGCCCATGTATGAAGCTATCTCAGCTTCGGGTGCACTGAAGCTTGCTTCGTACAAGAAGATCACCGGGACTCACTTCCAGATGATCCAAATGCAGTACAAGGACGCACTCAAAAGCGCAGCCGATCACTATGCTAATATGCAGATGCGTATGCCTAAGCATCTTGCTAAGGATACAATCGACAACAGAGATAACATTCGGTTCCTTTTGCATTAGTCTGGAAAACACATGTACGGAAACTCTTCTTTCCTTTCCCAGTACGGGCCTATTGATGGCTCTTTTTCTGATGCTTCGATGCAGAAGTTCTCTAATGGTTTCGGCCAGAGCCAAGCTGCACCGGGCACTGTAAACCCACTGCCCCAAGGTGGGGGGAACTCAGGTGGTGGGTGGGGACACAATCAATTTGCTTCTATGCCTATTGGTCAAAACTTTGGTGCGGGTATGGGAGAGGTTAACTTCTACGGCGATAACTTTCCCGGCATTAACTTTGAAACTACAGGTGGTGGCGGATCTGATGACGGACGAGGCATTGCATCTGTAACAAGTTTGGCTCTTGCTGGCGGATCAGTTTCTCTTCTTCAAGCAGACCAAACTGCTCCACCCGGCAATGCCAGTGACTTCAATGTGGTGACAAGAACCCTTAAAGGAACTGGCGGTATCGGTGTTACTGAAAGTGGGGATGAAATTACCATCTCTACGACAGGGACAGCAGGAGGAGATACTCTTGTAGATTCTAACACGACTACAATTAGTGGATTAACAACATCTACAAAAGTAAATGCTCAATACGGATATACAACTAACTCAGGTGATTTCTTTACCGATAGTAGCGGTGGAACTTTTACACCCGGCACCGATACAATTAGTCAGTTTAACTTTGGCATAGGAAGAATTACTGCGGGCAGTGCTCAATCAGGCACAGGGTTTCATACATACAGTTTCACTAGACTTGCTGGC